GTCGGTTCCATCGCAATAACCCGGGGAGTCTTCAACGTTTTAGGAACGAGAGTGACCTTTACAGGCACTTCCGAACCGGGTTCGAGGAAGCTCACTTTCTCAAGCTCGAGGTTAAACCTCCAGTTTGGGATCGTGTAGTCACCAACCGGAAAAACCGATTGGAGTCGATCGGTCCAGACTGCCTGATCGAACTTACGGTTACCCGTAAGTCCATCTGCAGTAGACCCTGGACCATGCCCTGGAAGAATATTTCCGTAATAGATATCTCTATCTATTTTGGAAAATAGACTACCAAAGAGCAAATCGGACATGGAAACAAATTCGAGGAGATCTCTCTCCTCGAGTTCCGCATCCGATGATCGAACTTCCTGCTCACACTCGACATACTTCTGTATGGCTTTGTACTCCCTTTCAGGAGTACATCGCAACTCCATCTTTCCAAACATCAACGTTAGTTGACGAATGGCTTGAATAGAGTCTATACAGGGGTCATCGAGTAACACACCGCTACCCCGGTCGAAGACACGGCTGAAGAAACCTCCGAGAAATCGGGGGAGACTTCCTCCTCGTTCAGTCAAGAACGAAGAGTGGATACCGACCTCCCCTTGGTCTAGCCACTTTTGGGTAGCCTTTCCAAGGGAAGGTAGGGTTATCGTCAAGAACGATAACCCCTCATCTTCGACTCGCGCCATGACCGTATTAATGTCATGGCTGGCGCTAGTGCAACATTGGATAGCAGATTCCTCCGCTATCTTGGACCAGAGTGACATCAGGCTTTTCATCCGCCCTCCTATATAGGGGGTAACAGATCCATAGCCTATGTCGCTTACGGAGCATAAGCAAAATTCCTAATGGAATGATGCTTATACAACACCACGGAGTACGATACATTACTGTATCGAGCCTAGCACTTTCTAGCCTTCACCCTATTGGATGAAGTAGCTAAAAGAATGCATTGATGATCCGACCGCCAATATTGAACGCCAGAAACACGAGGAGAACAGTTTTGTAACTGATCTTCAACGTGATATGGAGTTCATTGACGTCGATCTCATCGCGGTGAGACCGAAGAGAAACGAAAGGAAAGTGGTCTTCTTCCGAAGACTCCTCCCTATTCGTCAACTCCCCGGCCCCCTCACTACGATTCACCACCAAGAAGTTTGGTGACGAATGCATCCGAAGTCGCCGTGAGGAGGGTTTTGAAGCCCACCCACACGGCAAGCGCCTCTGCGTTCGTATAACCCGCGGGTGGAATGTCGAAGACGATGTAATTCGCCATCGACACAACCACGTTCTCCGCAGGCTTGAACGGATCAGCGGTG